GTATAGTTATCCCAACCACCCTGATAATCAATCTTACTGTGACCTAGGTGCTGACCCCAAGCCATCAGTGAATGTGATTGATCTGTTGTTGGTGGATTGTCACCATACACAAGACGAGACAGGATCAAGGTATCCATGACTTGTTCTGGTTTCTTATCCAAGGAACCATACAATCTTTCGATTAGTGGAATGTCAAAGGCATAGATGTTATGACCGATGATCAAGTCCGCATCACGCAGCATCTGGATACCATCGCTTAGGTTGTCCTGCTCAAACAGCAAGAGTTCCTTTGTGTCAATGTTGTAGATTGACATACACCAAATCTTTGTAGCCTCTTGCAAGTAGGTATCCTTCTTGCCAGCAACCACTTCATTAAGACCATTGGCTTCAATGTCAAACGCTAATCTGATCGTATCTATAAAGCACCTCTCCTTCAGGAGTAATTACGAATGGGATATCCATAAGCTTGGATGTCTGGTCGTTGTAGAACAGAGCCGTAGCGATGCCTCTACGACCACCCTTACGATTCTTTAGGACTCGTACATTGGTTGTGTTGGCAGTTGCTGGGTCTGGGTGCTGGGCATTACGCTCAAGTGCAAAGACATTATCTGCAATCTGAGCAAGAGAACCTGAGCCACGAAGATCGTTGAGATTGATTCGATCACCCTCGTCTACATTCTTGTCGGTCTTCTTGATATGAGCAATGACATGGAGTGTGACACCAGTGCGCTCGACTAGTTCACGAAGCTTCTTCATTACAGAGTCGAGTACCAGTCTTTCATCATTACCAAAATCACTGCCGCTAGAAAGGAGCATATTCCCCAGAAGAGTAATGTGGTCAAGGAAGATGACTTTGCAATCAAGACCAACAGCCATATACTCCAAGCGGTTAATGATGTTATTGATATTAGCATTACCAATATGATCATACAGGTAAAGAGGTTTTGAACTGATGTATGTCTTTGCTTCGGCATATTCCTCCTCGGTTAGATTATCTTCTACCATGTCAACGATAGACTTGTTATTAGCCTTGCGTAGTTCATTGAGTTGATGAGATCAAATCATCTACAGTTTGCTCAGGTGATTCTTCTAGGAAGACAGCACCTACGGCGCGACCATGATTAAGATGATCTGAGATTAGTTCACGGATAATGGTAGACTTACCATGACCAGTGGCACTAGTCCACAGGTTAAGACGGCCAGAGTCCTGACCAATCATGAATGTAGTTAGCGAGTCCCACGGGTACTCGTATACTTGGACGGATGAATTCTCATTCTCAGATACGACCTGACTGACATGAAGGATACTATCGGGTGAGTACGTCTTGGCATTCCAGTAGGCTTGCAGGAGTTGTGCAGCCTCGGCATGTACAAGCATCTCATTGGGATCCTTGCGTGGGAGAGACATGATCTTGACTTTCCCAGGAGGCAGTATTTCAGCCACATCCCGTGCTGCCTTCTGCCCTGGATCGTCCATGTCGAAGCAGAGTACGATGGTTTCGAACGAGGAAAGATAATCATACTGATCCTTTACACAACGTACAGCTGAGTTGACTCCATTGGGGATGGAGACAACTGGGTATTTGTTGTCAAAGAGTTGGGCCATAGTGAGACAGTCAATGGCTCCCTCGGTAATGAGAATCCTCTTGCCACCACTAGGAAACAGGTTCTGACCATAGAACTGTAGGTTGGACGTGTCTCCGATCCACGCGAACTTCTTGCCTTCGTATCGAATATGTTGAGCCTGTAGTGTACCATCCGCACTGTAGAAGTTCTCAACCTCTGCTCCGTTGGCAGTGGTTGCATATCCATACTGTCTAGCAGTCTTCTCGTTAATTCGTCGGTGTGGTAGAGCCTGGATCTCACCACTACGAAACTTTTCTGTGGCATATACTGGTGTTTCCTCTACGATTGTTTCCATTGGTTTGTTACCTCTTACATAAAATTCACAAGCATAGCAGTAGCTATGTCCGTCATCATAGACGGCTAGGTTGTTTCCTGACGTGTCATTGCCTTGCGCTGCACACTTAGGGCAACGCTTACGACTTACTACTTTGGATTCTGTTTCCATATTCTTCCTATATTAGAGTTTGAATGCAGGATTTAAACAATGCCCCCAGCAGGGATCGAACCTGCGACCAACCGATTAAAAGTCGGTTGCTCTACCAGCTGAGCTATAAGGGCGTACTCGGGTGCTTGGATTCGAACCAAGACAAAGAGGACCAAAATCTCTGGTGCTACCATTACACCACACCCGAATAGCTTCGGGGGGACTCGAACCCCCACGCCTTGCGGCTACGGATTTTAAGTCCGCTGCGTATGCCTATTCCGCCACGAAGCCAAGTGACTCACTTGTGGTGAGTCTTGAAATAGTTGTTCCAGTAATTTGCTTCAGTCGCCATATTGCGCTGTTGCACAGATACGACAATCGTTGTGATGGTTGACAGGATAGTCCCAACAATTACACAACTTACATAACCTATAGCCTTGATCATAAAGTATTTGATCCTCTTCAGCCATATCCATGACTACTCGTCCTTTCCCTTGCCCCAGCCTAGGTAGAATGTCTTGGTATCCTTGCAGTTCTCAAGCATCTCCCTTAGCGTGGTGTTCTCTTGATCCAGGAGTTGAATGTGTACAAGACACTTACGGTGAATTTCCTTGGCGGTAAAGCCAGAGTGGTAATCACTGTGGGGCGTAGTGTCAATTGCATTTTGTAGTAGGGTAATGAGTTCATTTGAGTTCATTCTCAATTTCCTTTAGTTGCTTGATGGCATCCTTGTTGATTGAACCACTAGTCTTAATCAAATACTTGAGGTTAAGACGCTTGATGTATGGATCTAGGATTTGCATCTTACCATCAATGTTCCACATAGTAGCAGTCAGATCGCATACACGACTGTCTAGCTTGCTTTGTGAATCACAAAGATCATCGTACTTCTTCTTCATTAGTTCATTACGCCATTGTGCTGTATTGTCACAACCAATTCGTACATCACGAATCTGAGAACTATACTTGTAATCAATGTCGTATAGGCGCTTGTCTAGTGCATCATAGTTATTATAGATGTCATTCTGCATTTGTTTGATTAACTTACTCTGGTTCCAAGCCATAGCAAGGAATGCACAAACACCTAAGAAACTTGCAATTGAAATGACTAGATTGAAATCTTCCATACTTAATCTCCTGTTCTAAAACGTACTTTGAAATAACCTGACTCAGTGGGTTCCGTTAATAGTTCACGGATAACACCCCACTCAGAATCAGAACCTACCTGTAGGAATGGACCACCTTCGTAATCTAGATACTCTAGATCAGGCCATCCACCACCACGATAGAACTTTGACTTACCTTCAATTGTAAACCAACCACCACCATGTTCGGTAATGTATCTTGGTTCACCATAACGACTAATAACTTTCTTGACCACGCCAACTCCTTCCTTGAAGTAATATGTATGCTTCTTCAATTAGTTTAGCCAGTTCTTCTGCATTGCCGCGCTTAGTTTGGGGATTATAGTAACCATCCCAATCGGCAAGAAGCATTGAAACATTTCCAATACGCTGCTCAAGAACCATTATCTGTGCCTGTAGAAATTCATTTTCCTGAGCACAGCGAGACAGAGGATCATCGCCCATTTTGAATATCCTTAAAACAATCCCATTCATATTCTATAGCAATATTCTTAGGTGATGTAGAAATGCCGTTTTCTAAATCGTACTCAGAGATTACAAAACACACTTCCCGCCTTGCCTCATCGCGCTCGGTGGTGAGGCGGGCGATCTCGCGCTCTAGTTCACGGGCAAACTCCACATGAACAACGTATGCCGACCGCAAACCTGAGTCGCACGATTGTGTTGCCTCCGCGTCTGTGCGCGGTGTTTTGGTGTCGTTCACTTTGAATCCTCCGCAAACAGGTAGCCCCATCCGAGTTTGTTTGCGGTGACTTTTCCGTCGCCGCCTCGGTACGCCTCCATCAGCAAGCAGTACGATTGTCGCACCTCGTCGCGCTCGTCGGTGAGTTCAATAATCTTTTCTGAACGCATATCACACATATGAATGGGATTGTTTTAAGGATATTCAAAATGGGCGATGATCCTCTGTCTCGCTGTGCTCAGGAAAATGAATTTCTACAGGCACAGATAATGGTTCT